TATCTACTGTTGCCATTCTCTAATATCCTTTAGGCAAGTTTGATGACTTTTCGTAAAAAGCCGCCTTTGCGCCCTTGTTGCCCTTGTGAGTGCCCCGAAGAAGAAGAATTAGTAATAGTTGATTTTTCATTTCTCATTTCATAACTTACACTTCTAGCAGGAATTCTTACTTCCCCATAACATACTGGAATTGGGTCTCGTTCTTTTATTATTGCACCTGCACCTTTAAAAAGATAATCCTCTTCTTTTGGCTCACTTTTTAATGGATCAGGAGCCAGGAGTTCTGACATTCCCTGCGCAAATAACAAATTACCTGCTATCATCATTATACTTCCGATTACGAATCCTGGAGCGCCTCCGAATAGGATAAATGCGGCCCCAACGACTATAAGAGCAAATCCTGCAATTGTTTTTAGTACACTGCTAAACATACCTGCACCTGCAGGAATAGGAGTAATAATTAATGTCCCCTTTCCGTAATTTAAAAATAACTCTTTTTCATCTGTTATAGGAGTGTCATCAACTCTACATAGAAATGAAATGCCTTTTTCATCGCAGTCAAGTAAAAAATCTTGGTAGTCATCAAAATTTGCACTAAGACAGTTACTTAACTGAGCAAAAGAGTCGACATTTAGGAATCTTTCTCTCCCAAATTTTTCTCCAAGCTCTCCCTCAAGTATAATTTTTCTTTTCACTTTTAACTCCTATTGTTAGCTTTGGTACTAAAATATTTAATTTCATAGTAGGATACGAGTATATATAATAAGGAATTTGTGTAATATTACAGTGGTTTATATCGTCTTCTGAAGGTCTATTTGAAATATTGACATGGCTATGTACTATTCCTGTTATTTTATTAGTAGTTTTTATTTTCCAGTATTCTTCAGGGCAAATAGAAAAAACATTTTTTTCTTTCAATATATTTTTGCAAGGAATAAAGTTAAAATTCTCAACTAAAACTCCGCAACCTTCTAGCGGCTCACACTGTTCAAAATGTTTTTTAAGACTAGAGATCATTTAAACTTTTTAGCACCAGGAAATCCACCAAAAGGTAAACTTTTATTTTCATTTAAATAGTCATCTGAAGGTACTGTTCCCACTAAAGTAGAACGATCTGTTGATATATTTATCTGTATTCCTTGAAATCTTAGCTTACATCCTCTTAAAGTTTTACTACAAACATCAAGTCTTTCCCAATAAAAAGGAAATTGCACAGGATCTCTACGTTCACTAGAGGAGCTTGGTAGAAGAGCTCTGTAAAATCTCCAGCCTCCTAAAGTTGGATGTACATGACGAACAATATCTCCAATTGAATAAGTTGTGGATGAGTTATACGTCGAGTAAGGGCTAGCAGAAGGGCTTCCCGCCCAAATTAATTGGTCATCTTTATCAAACCATCTATAAAAAGAATTTTTATCTACGGTGCAGCCTCCTCTGTATTGTTGAGCTCCTTGATACTCCCAAGAACAATATTTTCCTACAACTACTCTATTAGGAAGATTTAATCCTTCTAAATCTGCAGGGCTTATAAGTTCGAAGTCTAATACCTTATTATTATCTCCCGAAATGCGTTCCAAGTAAAAAACAGATGAAGGATACTCAGTTCCTATAGTAGCTGTGTCATTCAGTCTATAAGTATATTTAAGAAGAGTTGTTCTATAAGTTAATTTTGAATATAATAAATCATCCGTACTTAAAATTCCTTGCTCTTGTAGTATGGCAAGTATAGTTGTTTCATCTTCGTATCCGCTCTCAGTTAATGGAGGTACAGATCTATAAGTCCGTGCAAGGGCAGGAATATTTGCTAGAGTTAATGTAGGACGAGTTTCTGCTCCAGTAGAATTTACTCCCAAATTTTCTATTTTTATTGGAAAAGCTACATATTCATTTAAAACAGTGCCAGCTTTATTCGGAAAATAAATATTTTCGCCTATAGTTTTATTTTCATAATCTAATCCATTATGAAAGTAAAAAGTTTGTCCCGAAGTAGCTAATTCTAATTCAAATAATTCTACTAAAGAATCGTCTATATCGTCCACTTGTACAGATTTTATAGCTAAATATGGGTCATTCTGAATATTTAATACTGCTGAAGAAATTACTGTAGAAGATCCTCCAGTAGTAGAGGGGGACGAGCCGGTTGACTGATATTGAGGTGTAGTATTAAAATGGTGTAAAAATAAATAATAGGTTCCTACGGGACAATCCGCTTTTGGACGAATAGAAATAGTATCCCCATTTCTTGGAGCAATTAAAGTCCCTAAATTTTCTCCATCTTCAAAATATGAAGACGGAGCCAAGTTATTTCCAGCAGCATCTGTAGTAATGCGCCACCTAAATTTTTCACCTATTTCATCAAAGGAGTCATAATCATATCCGGGAGAAAAGCCAGGTTGGTCTGTAACATCATATGTGCCATCTAAGAACTTATGTAAAGTTGTCGGCATAGTTATAGAAATATCTTCTCTTCCTCCCGGGCCTATTCTACTAGGTATTCCTGTAAACCCGAAAGTATTTGGAAGTATTAAAATCCTAACAGATAAACGAGCAGAAGGATCGGTTCCGTTAGCAAACCAATACCATCTTGCATAATGATCTGTATTATCACTAGCAGTTAGGGTCCAGGTTGCATCTGTTGCGGTGGGAGTTCCGACTACTGTTGCATCAGGATCATTTATAGCTGAATCAGCATTTGGATTTGCTAGGTAAGAAATTGCAGAAATATTTGCTGTATCAGTTCCTGTGTAAACTGTTCTTACATTAATTGTGTCTCCAACTTTAATAATTGCATTATAATTTCCTGAATTATCTGCAGGCCCCGTATAAATTGAATCTGTATATTCATTATACAGTTGGTTGTCGGGCATCTCAAAATAATAATCAAAAGTGCTCATGGAGTGTAAGTTCTCTTAAGTTGTGCTGAAAGGCTATGAAATTTATCGTAAGTATAATTAATACTATAGCTTTCACACATAACGGTTATTGTTTCATTTCCATCTTCGTTTGGAATAAGAATTTCTAAATTTTTTGCGGCAGTCGCATCCAGATAAGATGCTAACAAATTTATATCGTCTGCTGTTCTATTTTTAAAGGACGCAGTAAAATTATCTATTTTTGGGTTTACTCCATCAAATACTCTTTGGTCATACCCGTCCCCGAACTGAGCCACTAAAACTCTGTGTTTAACATTTCTAATTAAGCCCCTGTCGAAAGTAAGGTAAGTATCTGTTGCTGGGTACCCAGTAGAAACTCCATCTTGCGGAATTTTTAGTACAAACTTTGTTCCATAATTAGTACTAGTACTAGTTGTGGAAACTGTCCATACTGTTAAAGTACTATTCCAAACGTAAGTTACCCCACCATAGGAAAAGACGTCTCCATCAGAAGGACTATTAGGAAAATTGACTGCCATTTATATCTCCTACCCTATCTTTTTAATATCTAGGAAGCCGTAGTCAGGGAACATATTTGCATTAACAGGGCTTGCCGAAGTCCCCATTTGTAAATAAACGATATTATTAGCTTGAGTAGCATTTTCAAACACATATATTCCACTCATTTTAACCATCATATCATTATTAACAAGCAGTGATGTATCAGGTACTAATAATTGTTCGTCATAGCTTCCTGCCCAGTTACTTCCTGATTCTCCATAAAGATAATAATCATATTTTGCTAAGTTACCCGAGGAATTATAAATTTTAAATTGCAAAGAGCAAGAAATTTCATATACTCCTGCCGCAAGCTGAAACTCTCCGTTTGAATTAACAGTGACTCCTGTTAATGTTGGATCATACGTTGAAGAAGAAGGGGTTATACCTGTTGTTGCATTATTTGCAGAAGTTGTCTCAGCCCAAGATCCAAAATTTTGGCCTACATTACTACTATTACTAATAGCTCCGCTTGGAGTAGAGCCACCTCTATCAAAATAGAATCTTGTCCATTGAAGCGACGATGAAGCTCCCCCACCTGAAGATGCTGCGGCATCACTAGTATAAATTGTGCCTGCCATTGCTGAATGATTTTCACAAACATAATACAAAGTATCAGGAGCATCATAAGGAATTTCAAAACTTAAAGTATCACGTTCTGCACCATTATTGGTTACCCCGTTTGCGGTTCCGAGTACATTTGCTGAATTATATGCTCCCGAAGAAGTTTGAATCCAAAAAGGATGTCCATTACTAATTTCAAAGTTATCTATAAGAAATATATTAGCGGTGGAACCACTTATATATGCTGTTCTTTTAATTCCACAAATACACAGTAATGCATAGGTTCCCGCTGTTGTTATAGTATAAGAATGAGCGCCAGATCCCTGCGCGGTTACTAGTACTGAACTCCATCCGCCCGTATCCGTATTTAAAAGAACTACATTTGCAAGGCCCTCTCTAGCACCAGTAGCCTCTACACTAAAGGTCCAATTAAAAGTTAAAACAGAATTTGCCGGTACAGTAAATTGATCTGAATAACACCAAGCAGCTCTATAGTATGCAGGAGGAGTGAATTCAAAACCTCTATCAAGGTCCATTCTCAAATATAGGTAAGGAGGTCCTCCGCCCCCAGTCCAAGTACCTGTAGTTGCTAAATTAGCAGTTCCGGAAACACTACCTCCAGTTCCTGGGATACTTAGTGGAGCACTGTCGTAAGTAGTAGGAATTGCATACCCATATATTGAAGTAGTGCCCCCAACTATCTCTGAAGTCCTAAAAGTCCAGAAAGAAGTTTCAATAGGAATGTCTTCACTTACAAAATTAAAGTTGTAAGTAAATCCTTTTTGTAGATATAAAGTAGGATTATCCGTAACTGCAGAAAACCCATCTCCATTAAATGAAAATGCAGTATTTGGATTAGGAACAACATCTAAATTAATTGTGGCAGATCCGGCAGCACCTGTTGCTCCAGTAGCACCTGTTGCTCCCGTAGCTCCTTGTGGGCCTACTACAGTACCCGCATTAATTGTAGAACTGTCAGCTAGTGTAAGAATTAAATCATCATTTGCATCTACAGTTGCCGAAGAAATACCTCTATTTCCATCTCCGCGTAAGTCGTCTGTGCTAAATCCTATTCCATCATTTGAAGTAAATTGTACAATTCCTGTGGAAGCTGTATAAGTTCCTCCCGTAAATCCTAGACCCGTAGAGCCTTGTGGTCCAGTGG